GTAAGTAAGGTAGGACCAGTTACTGATAGTCACGCTTATCAACAAGCCAAAACGTTTTCTGAAAACATTTCTAAAGGAAGTGTCAAAGTAAAACATGGCGATGATAAACCGAAAGGGTCTGATTCGCATTTCTAATTTCTTCGGAAGAAGAAATCATGCATGACGTGGGCCCGGCGGGAGACTCAAGGGCCCATGGAAAGGTATTATGAGTGAGAAATATATACAGATCTTTAATGGTTATCGCGGAGCTTATGGTGTCGCTAATATTAAGAATGCCTATGTTGATCCGGATAGTGGCAAGCTCCGATTAAAACCAGGAGACTATCGCTGGAATTACGAAAAACTCACTGATCAAGTTTATATTGATCATTTAAATGGTAAAAAATCCATAGGAATGCAACCCTGCAACCAAGAAGGGGAAACTAAATTTGGTCTTATCGACATTGATCCAAAAAATTATATCAACTTCGACAGAAAATCTGTCATAGATAAAATTCAAGAATACGAGCTGCCTCTCATCCCTATTCTGTCTAAAAGTGGGTCGATTCATTTATATATCTTTATGAAAAAGTTTGTAGACGCAGCTACATTAAAATCTTTTTTAAGTAATCTTCTTCCCCTTTTTAAATTAAAATCAGATACAGAAATTTTTCCTAAACAAACCCAGCTCACTCGGGATCTTGAAGGAGGGGGGCTGAGACCAGGGCAATTTATTAATCTCCCTTATTTTAATAAAATAGAAAGAAGAGCTCTTAATACCGACGGAACAGAATTTACTTTTGAACAATTCATACCCTTAGTTGAGTCTAACCTGGTGCACCCCGATGAATTAAATAAAATTACTGAAGGTATTGATAAAGCAATTTATAAAGGGGCTGATGAAGACTTTAGAGAAGGACCCCCTTGTTTAGCTCACCTGTCTACTATTATGAAAGATCCTCAATTCGATGGCAAAGATCGGTTTATGTACAACTACCATGTCTTTGTGAAGCTGAAGTATGAAGATACCTGGAAACAAAAAGTTAAAAATGCTCCTGTTAAATATTTTGCTGAACAACATGCTAATGCATGGGACGATAAATTATTAAATTCTAAAGTAAGATCCTGGGCACGTTCTTTGAAAGGATATACATGTACTCAAAGTCCTATTAGTGATCATTGTAAAAAAGGAATCTGTGTTAAGAAAAAATTTGGGGTCTTAGCAGGATCTAAAGGAACTTATCCTATTCTAACCAATCTTAAAAAAATAGATCTGGATCCTGAACCCGAATACGAATTCGATGTCATTAAACCAGATGGAGTAAGCACAGCCACGGTTCATTGTAGATCAGTGGAACATGTTAATGATCAACGTAAAAGAAGAAATTCAATATCCAAAGCTGCCGGATTCGCTCCTCCCATTATTAAAGGAGATGATGATCAAACCGTTCTAGACGCTTTGTGGAAAACTGAAAAAATAGTCAACCCTCCAATCGGAACAAGCTCTAAGGAAAAATTACATGATGTACTTCATGCAAAGATTAATGGTCCCAAAGCTATGAACGACGCAGGATTTAAAACTGGAACAGTTCTTATAGAGGAAGGGTTTGCCTTTTTTAAATTTGATAAATTTTATGATAAACTAAAATCTAAGAACTGGAAGTACAGCGAAGATAAGACAGGTACGATGATGGAAGTGACTTATAAAGATTGTGCCATAGAATTTCTAGATCAAAAAAGATTCCCTACCAAAGATAGAGGAAGATATAATACACCCACTAAGAATGTTGTAAAAATTTCTACGAAAGAATTTGAAAACGTTCCCATTCATCATACTCAGTTAAAACATAAAACGGATATCTTATGATGAGAAAAATACTCGGGCCTCCGGGAACAGGGAAAACAACACGTCTCTTACACTACGCTCGAACTTTTCTTAAACTCGGGACTCCTCTAGATAGGATAGGATATTTTGCTTTTACTAAAAAAGCTGCTGGTGAAGCTCGGGAAAGAATGCTCGACCAAAATCCAAATATTAGCGAAAAACAATTAAAACATTTTAGAACTTTACATTCCCTGGCGTTTTGGAAACTAGGAATGAAGAAAAGTGAAGTTATGCAGGATGAACACTATGAAGACATAGGCAGAAGTCTAGGAATAGAAGTAACTGTTTATTCTAATGGAGAAGAGAAGACTGGCTTTGTGGACTCTGATAGTGAATATTTTAATATAATTAATGCTGCTCGCATCAAAGAAATACCTATCGAAGAAGAATACAATACCGATATGTATTCCCAAGATTTAGATAAAAATTTATTATATATTTTAAGAGATGAGCTAGACAATTATAAAAAATCTTTTCACCTTAAAGATTTCACCGACATGATCGAAAAATTCATTGTGTCAGAATTGTGTCCAAAATATGACGTTGTTTTCATTGATGAAGCACAGGATTTATCCCCTATTCAATGGAAGATGTTTGAAACTCTTAAGAAAAATTCCAAATATGTTATCTTAGCGGGCGATGACGATCAAGCGATTTATGGCTGGGCGGGTGCAGATGTAAAGAGATTTCAACAAGAACCGGCAAAAGAAATAGTGTTACCACAATCTTATAGAGTTCCTAGATTGATTCAACATATTGCTGATAATATTCTGAGTAGAATACCGGATAAACGGAGATTAAAAAAAGAATGGAAAGCAAGAAATGAAGAAGGATCCATACATCCTGTTACNTCTATTGAAGATGTTCCCTTACATGAAGGAAAGTGGTTAGTGTTGGCTAGATATAATGACAAATTAATAAAACTTAAACCCATTCTCAGAGATATGGGAATTTACTTTGAATATAAGAATAGAAAGAGTTATAAAACTCTTCTGTATGATGCGATTCAAAATTATACACGCTGGACTCAAGGATCCCAACTATCCATTTCTGAGTGTAAAGATTTGTTCGAATATTTTGGTAAAGAATTTCCAGGAAAGGAAGAAAGACTTTATGATTTAAGAGAATTTGGCTATAGCCACACTCAACGTTGGTTTGAAGTTTTTGAAACTGAACCTGAAGATAGTCTCTATATTCGTGACATGTTACAAAGTGGAGAAGAATTATCTAAAGAAGCTAGAGTAAAACTATCAACGATTCACGCCGCTAAGGGAGGTGAAGCTGAAAATGTTTTACTTATTTTAGATAATACCAAAACTATCAGGCAGGCTATTGAAAAAAGTCCTGATAAAGAGGATGAGGAAAACCGAANCTGGTATGTGGGCGTCACACGTACTAAACAAAATTTATATATCATGGCGGCAAAAAAGGAGGACAAAGGATATGACATCGAAAGTATACAATAAACAAATTGGAGGATCCCACTATAAAGATATGGTGATCCAGCCCAGTGAGTTTATAAACAAGAACAAATTGCTTTTTGCAGAAGGAAATGCTATTAAATATATCTGCAGGCACGGACATAAAGGAGAGGTACAAGATCTAGAAAAGGCTAAACATTATATTGATATGATAATTGAAAGAGATTACGGCCCTCGAGAAAGTTGGATAGATGGGTACAATAAATGGAAAAAGCTTAAGGATAAAGGAGTCGTTAGCGACAAAGTAAAACTTGGAGATTTAAAGAAATTATGAATGACTAAAGAAACATTATTTTTCTCAATAGGACACTGCCAAAGGTGTGGTTGTGAAATGTATATTCCTAAAATGCTTTTAGAAAAAGAAGAATATTGTTATCCTTGCTCTTTAGATATGAAATATCAAATGCAAGATGAATAAAATATATGATTATTGAAAGAAATTATTGAAATGAGAATTCCTAGATTTGAAGCCCAGACCGAATGGGTTAAACCTACAGAATTTCCTGACCTACGCCAAGTAGATGAAATCGCAATAGATTTAGAAACAAAAGATCCTGATCTTATTAAAAAAGGATCCGGTTCTATTATCGGTAATGGAGAAGTGATAGGCATAGCCGTCGCCACTTCTTATTACAAAGGATATTTTCCAATTGCCCATGAAGGGGGTGGTAACATGGAAAAAGCTAAAGTTTTAGATTGGCTTAAAGATATTCTAGAATCTCCTTCCACAAAAATATTTCACAATGCTATTTACGACGTCTGTTGGTTAAGAGCTATGGGTTTTAAAATTAATGGCGATATCGTTTGTACCATGCTCGCGGCAGCAGTCACTGATGAAAATAGATATAGGTACGATCTCAATAGTTTATCCTGGCATTATTTAGGTTATGGTAAAAATGAAAGAGCATTGGCCGAAGCTGCATCCGAATGGGGCATCGATCCTAAAGCAGAAATGTATAAGCTACCCGCTATGCATGCTGGATCTTACGCAGAGCGAGACGCTGAGATTACTTTAGGCCTTTGGCAAGAGCTCAAAAAAGAAATTATTCAACAAGATCTAGAGGACATTTTTGATTTGGAAACAGATCTCTTTCCATGTCTAGTCGATATGCGATTCAAAGGCGTACGAGTTGATATTGAAAGAGCTCATGCTATGAAAAAATCTCTCGTAGCGGAAGAGAGAGAACTTCTCAATAAAATAAAATTAGAAACCAATGTTGACACTCAGATATGGGCAGCACGATCCGTGGCGAATGTATTTGATATGTTAAAAATAGAATACCCCCGAACCGACAAAACGTCTGCTCCTTCTTTTACTAAAAATTTTTTACAAGAACATAAACATCCTGTGGTCAATATGATTGCTAAAGCTAGAGAAATTAATAAAGCTCGTACCACTTTCATCGATTCTATTTTAAGATACGAACATAAAGGAAGAATCCATGCAGAGATAAACCAACTTAGAAATGCAGGAGGGGGAACGGTGACCGGAAGATTTAGTTATCAAAACCCTAACCTTCAGCAAATTCCCGCTAGAAACAAGGACTTAGGACCTAAGATTCGAAGTCTCTTCATACCTGAGGAAGGATGTAAGTGGGGATGCTTCGATTACAATCAGCAAGAACCAAGACTGGTAGTTCATTACGCCGCTCTTTACAAACTTCCATCCGTCTATGATGTACTCGATTCTTACAAAGAAAATGTTAAAGCAGATTTCCACCAGACCGTAGCAGACATGGCAGAGATTCCTAGGTCTCAAGCTAAGACAATTAATCTTGGACTATTTTATGGAATGGGTAAGGCTAAACTTCAAGCAGAACTCGGAGTCACGAAAGAGAAAGCAGCCGACTTATTTAATACTTATCACAGTCGTGTACCCTTCGTTAAACAACTCATGGATAAAGCTTCAAATAGAGCTCAGGAACGAGGACAAATTAGAACGTTGCTAGGTCGTTTGTGTCGCTTCCATTTATGGGAGCCCAATTCATTCGGGATGCATAAAGCATTGCCTCATGAAGAAGCACTCAGGGAACATGGACCAGGGATCAAACGTGCCTACACTTACAAATCTTTAAATAAATTAATTCAAGGCTCTGCAGCAGATATGACAAAAAAATCTATGTTAGAACTTTATAAAGAAGGTATAGTAGCACATATTCAAATTCATGATGAACTTGATTTATCTATCGAAGATGATAAACAAGCTAAACGAATAGTGGATATAATGGAATCTGCAGTTGAATTAGAAGTCCCTAATAAAGTAGACTACGAGTTTGGTAAAAATTGGGGGGATATCTACGATTAACACAGGAGGAAATATGGAACACGCAAAAAAATTATGGGCATTAGCATTAGCTCATAAAAAAATTTCTATTGCTGTAGCAGTAGTGATTGTTTTAATAATTATAGCAAGCTAGGATTATATGTTGAATGGCTTACTTAAACGCGAACATACCGGTGATCTATTCTCAGATCAGGAGAGAATATCTATATGACTTTTCCGGACATGTGGGAGAAGCTGAAGACTGTGTCATCTTTGGGATGGCATCGATTTCAGGGAGCGCTATACTCTTTCATGCAATTATGGAAAATGGTGCTATCTTCTATCGTCTTCCGATTAGTGCCTTCGTACAAAGAGGCTTTGATGTCAAAAAAGTTCCTAGGATGCGACTTGACGAGTTGGAGCTTTGGAATTGTTTTAGCTATTATCCTGCTATTACTACTTACGATATCCTAGCCGGACAATCCGGTAAATACATAGGAAAAGATAAGAAATGGTATCATGGTGCCTATCTTTTTACGGTTGACTGGGCTCACCCCGAGAGTAATATAGTCGATACGGATCATTCAGAAATTCCGGCAGAACATAAATGCGCCCACATAATGGCTCTGAAAAATGGAAATTATGCAGCTCAACCAAATAATAGATTAATATGGAGCATTCCTTCTTTCACTGTGAAGGATGAAGTTCCATTTGATTGGAAGGTACAAACAACTACATGGAATGTAGAAGATAGTAGTAAATGGAAAACGGAAGATACTGATAAGTACTTCTATAATATTGAGGAGGCTAAGGATGATTAAAAAAATAATAGAGACCATTTGTTGGCCATGGACTAAATTTGTTAAATGGCTAGCTGATGGATTACCTAAAAGAAAAAAATGACGAAGTGTAAAAATTGTGGCTGTGATTGTCATTGTAATGTTAAAGAACACAGCGATCTCTACGGGATCTGTGATTGTAATGTCTGTGAACATGAGCTAGAAGAGTGTGAAGTATGCCAGTAGAAGAAAAACAAACTTGCAACATGCATACCAAAGAAAAAGAAAAATCAGGTACATGTTGCCAGGTAAAAAACGAAGAAGAAAAACAAGAGGAAACAAATGAATAAATTATTTTTAATGCTTGCCTTGCTATTTGCATTAAGCGCCTGCTCAATAGGCCAAAAATGCACCTACACACAGGATGGAACTAAACTTTCATCATGGGTATGGTTCTATGGTAGCGAAAAACCGATTGATTTAGATAAAAACAATTGTAACTAAAGGGTTCATGAAAATTGATGAAGTATTTATCTACACTTTTGATACTCACGCTATTGGTGTGTTCAACGAACGCCTATGCAGGCTCAACCCAGACTAATGTCTCGGGTAGCAACACAGCCATAGAAGGTGGCTATACTTCAGAATCAACAACTACGTATCAGTCAGGTTCTGAATCTACATCCACAACCAACAACACCACGAATTCAGACATAAAAAGTTCACCTCCAAGTGCAGGAGCACCTTCATATAACTCTATGACTCAAGATGTATGCGCCGTAGGAGCCTCCGCAGGGCTACAAACATTTGGAGTTGGAGTATCAGCAGGTAAACATTTCATTGACAAAAATTGTGAACGACTTAAACTAGCTAGAATTTTAAATGACTTTGGTATGAAGGTAGCAGCAGTTGCTATACTCTGCCAAGATGAAAGAGTTTTTGAGGCTATGATTAATGCGGGTACCCCATGCCCAATTGATGGCCGTATCGGTAAAGCAGCTATGAAGTTATGGGAAAAATACGACTTTGAAAGACCTGATTATAAAGCATATGTTAAGCGTATGGAAAAAAGAGAAAAAGTAAAACCTGTCATAGATACTAAACCTCTTCCAACAGACGTTTCTATTGGCAAAAAGGTCAAATGGAAACAACCCAAATAAAAACTAAGATAAAAAATTTACTTATTACTTTTTTCGTCTGCTACTTTATGGGCTCATGTATCGTACATAATGTCAAAGCAGAAGACATAACTACAGGCAACCTTTTACCTAATGCCGGAGACGGCGTGGACTGGAACTCCAGTTCTACAGATCAAATCAATCCCGGAAGTTCTGGATATGTATCTAACGATGCTAACTTAAATGGATTTACGGTTACCTGTGCTACCTCTCAAGCTAATTGTGGTTATAAATGGAGTGTAGGAGGAGACTTCGAAGTCACAGGCACCGCAACATTATCTGCAGACGACATTGCTCTAACCAATAATGATCGTACTCAAGACATGTTGGATAATGGAATCACACTCAACAATTATATAGACATTGCAAACTGTGATCACGAAGCAGGAAACTGCGAAGGTGATAGTGGAGCTACAGACTCTCATACAATTACCATTAAAGTAAAAGATTCAAGTGGAATAGTTTTATCCACCACGACACAAACAAGAACAGATATAGATGGATTTAAAGGAAATTGTAATGGATACCCTACTAGTTCATTAGCAGGTGTCTCAGCTGATTGTGGTCAGTATAACAACACTATTGTGTTTAATGATACTGGAGCTAACAAATTAGACTGGTCCTGGAGCGGAACGGATAACAACACAGGGTCTGCAAGCAGAGGGGGCCCGAATCTTTTAGGTGCTAAACTAGTCATGACCTATGATAACACCGTTATCAGTACAGAAGCATCAACAGCACTAGACGATATAGAAGAAACACTAGACGATTTACAAGAAGAAGTGTTTGAAGACATGGAAGAATTTATATTCGAAGAGGAAGATTTTTCATTTAACGAGGAAGCATCTTTCGAAGAACCGGTATTTGAAATGGAAACAGCTATGGGAGATTTCACATTCTCAGAAGAATTCTTTGAAGAAGAAGGGGTGTCATTTGAAGAAGAATTTGTAGAAGAAGAAATAGTGATGGAAGAACCGATGGAGGAAATTTATGAGGAAACAAACGAGATCGTCGAAACTTTCTTACCAATGGTTTCTGAAGAAGAGGAGATGGTTGTGGAGGAAGAAGAAATTATTGAAGAAGAAGTAGTAGAGGAAGAATCTACCGAGATAGCGGAGGAAGAAATAGTTGAGGAAGAGTCCACAGAAATGGTAGAATCAGAAAATGAAGAAACATTCGAAGAAGAAGCACAAGAGGAGGAACCTCCTAGCGAGACTGCTGCAACATCCGCTGTTTCGTCAGAGAAGGTTGCCGAACAAAAAAAGATACAATCGCAAAAAACTCTCATCAAAAATATCGATCGAGTAATGGATAAAGTGGATAAAGATATTAAAGACATTGCTAAGAACTTACAGATTAAAAATATAATAAAAATCCAGGCTATGACCAGCGAACAGGCATCCTTGGATGGGTATAAAAATGCGGTATTTTACAGGCCGAAAGATATCTATTTAGAACAATTAAATATCTTTGATCCTAGACAAATTTACGATAATGTCAGTCTTGCAAGCTACATCAAAAATGATAAAGTGGCGATCAAGGCAAATGCCTTGCACAACATCAATCTCAAAAAACAAAGATTGTTAAAAGAACTGGAGATATTAAAAAATGGGAAAATTTAACTTAAAGGATCAACTAGCAGGTGTGGCTGCCCTAATCGCAGCGATTGTGGCTATCGGTGGTGGCTTTGTTAAGTATGGTGAAATTACAACTAAACTTAACAACCTAACTGAACAAACTGGACCTGATCTTACCCCTCTTGCAAAAAGCATAGGAGATAATCAGAAAATGATTTCCGATAATATTGGATTGATATCTGACAATGATAAGGATATCGCTGTGCTACAAAAGCAGATTGAATTACTGGAATTACAAATAGAGGAAATAAAAGTAAGTACCTCTAATCCACTATCAAACTAATATGACACTCAAAATTTCAGAACAAGCAGCTGTGCAGATGCCTATGAAAACGGTTGCCTCTTTGATCACCCTCGTGGCGATCGGGACCTGGGCTTATTTCGGTATCATTGAGACTCAAAATCGTCTCTCTACAAAATTAGAAATAATGGAAAAAGATTTAGATATGAATACTGAGTTCAGAATAAAATGGCCTCGGGGCCAAGCCGGGCAACTTCCGGCCGATCAAGAACAATTTATGATGATCGAGGATCTTTATAAAACTGTTGATCGTCTCCAAAAAGCTATCGAGGATGGTATGCACAATAAAGTAAATATAGAATTTTTAACTAAACAAATGAACAAGGTTTTAACTGATATTGAGAAGCTCAAGGATGCCAACAGAGAAATTCATTATCAAAATGGAGTACGTTAATGGAAACTGTGGTCGCCCTTTTAATGTTTGTAAATTTTGAGATTAAGGAGCATCGTATTCAGCCGTCGATGGGAATTTGTTTGCGCGGAAAGCGCGAAGCGGAGAGAACGTACAGTGAGACCGTCACTTATAAGTGTATAAAAACTCAAGCTGAACTAGAGATTAATAACGATGGCTCAAAATCAATCAAAAAAATCGTACTCAACTAGAAATCCTATAGCTCGACTTTTAAAACACTTTACACCGAAAAGGTTTAAAGATAAGACTAAAGACGATAGGAAACGTTATGAAGAAATTTGGAAAAGATATCTTTGGAAAGGGTTTTAATTTACAGACTGAAGTAACAAACGGAAAATGCCCCCTTTGTGAAGCCAAAACAGTCTTTGTCTCTATCTATCAAAATTTTTACAGATGTTTGAGTTGTGGTGGCGATACCGAACAAAAAGTTAATGGAGTCATTAGCTACATGCCTATCTATTCTAATAATGGGAAAGTTCCAGTGCTAGATATCGTGAAAGATAATGGCACGTAGAAGACCTCTCTTTGGGGCTAGTAATTACCAGAAGAAGACGAAAAAAAAGAGGCCCGGGAGACACACGAAATCGCCTTCTAAGAGAATTCCTCGTAAAAAGCCTTCACGAGGCCAGGGTTGACACCCTTTACAACCAGTAAATTATTTTTTTAATTGTTGACACTCCTCCTATAAGTTCTTATACTTTGCTCATAATAAATAGAAAGGATAAGGATGAAAATCAAACAACAATTTGTAACTGAACAAGAAGACACGACCAGCCCGGAGCACTATCTCTGGACATCTGTTTTAAGTAAGGCAGCCCATGATGCTATCTATTGTTCAGATTGGAAAGAGGCTAAATTAGCTATGGCCTGGTTTAACGATATGGGTGCGGGCTTTAAAGAAGTTTGTGGTTATGCAGGTAAAGATCCTTTTTATGTTCATAAAAAAATGATCGCTCCTATAGCTCACAGAAAAGCTCACATGAAAATGATTCGGAATGGGGCACGCTATTATGTTGAAGAAACTACTCCACCGGAGACCCAACATCATAGTTATTATCGAGGAACCAATACCACCACGCGAGCCGGCAGAAAACGAGGAAGACCGAAAGGAACCAAGATTTATGGCGTATAAAGAAATTTGTTCCTTATGCAAGGGGAATGGCTATATAACTATTAAGGTAGAAGAAAAAAACGAAATTAAACAATGTTGGCTATGTGAATCTACAGGAGAAAAAGAATATAGCCCAGAGGAAGTAAAAAATGAGATATAAATATACAATCACCAAAGCAAGCGGCGAAACTGAAGAGATGGAAGAAATGAGTTGGAAGAAACTCTTCAAAAAGTTATTATTGAAGTATCCTAACTTCAGCGGCTGGTGTAGTTATTTTAATAAAAAAGGACACCACCAAATGAGGAATTTTAAGAATGGAAAAGAAAATAAAAAATAGACCCATTGAGTGTGTAATATGCGGATGTATACCCAAACCCGAGGAATGGTCCTCACACATTGAGAATTGTTGTTATGATTGTGCATGATTTCATTGATGTTTTGAACTTCATTTTCATAGCTAATGGTTCCTGGATGTTTTGGTTGGCCCTTATCGTAGCGATCAGTCTTATTTTAAATATGAAATGTAAATGAAATATATAGTAGTCATTTTATTATTAAGCACTAACGGAGTCGACATAGAAAAAGTAAGACTTAAGCACGACGGACACAACTGCGACGCAATCGCTAACGCATGGACCAATGTGAACATGAAGTACTACACCGAAAGAGATGGGAATCCTAAACTTCAAGGATGGTATGATGCTGGGGGTAAATTACTACTAGGGTGGCAATGTAATTAAAAAATATGTCCTTGACAACTATTATATTATGGGATATATCTCAGAGCTATATACAAACAATCTATGAAAGAGGTACAACACATGACGGACATTAGTAAATATAAAAACGTCAGTCTATCCCATAAAACCTATGAGATGATTGATGTACTTAGAAAACTACTTGTTGCCAACACGATTCTAAGTCGAAGTCAAACCATTAGTATTTTAGTAAACGAAAAAACAAAAAAACTAAATGGTAAGAGCAAACAAAAATAACATTAAAATTTGCCCGCGCTGTAAGGGAAATGGGTACATAAGAATACCCAATAAATCAGTTGAAGAACTTGAAAAAGAAGTTACAGTGCCATGCACGATGTGCGAATCAGAAGGAGAATTAGATGATAAGAATAATACTTTTATTATTGATGTTAACGGCGTTCACCGCTTGCAGTGAGTTCGCGATCCTTATGAGTGGAAGCTCTTTGGCCGTGAGTCAAAACGCCTACTCGAAAGCGTACAGCACAATCGATTTTTTAACGGTAGTTAGTACGGAGAAAGATATTAAAACACATTTTTATGAAAGCGTAATAAGATATGACGACAGAAGAAAATAATTGGAAAGAGAAATACGAGAAAGCACAGGCTAAGTGTGATCAGTTGCAACGACAAGTTGATCGATATTTCAAAGAAAATAATAATCTCTATAATAGAATTGCTAAACTCACCGAAGATAAACTTCAGGAAGCTAGGAAAAGTGGTCTGTGAGAATTATGAGCGCTACCGAGCGCGCGTATGTGGCTGGGATTATTGATGGAGAAGGATGTATAGAATTTAAATGGACCAATCGTATACGCAGAGATCGAAAAGGAATTCCAACTTACCGGACGTTGATCGTTCGCTTAGAAGTTCCCCAGGTCGATGGTCGACTGATCGATTACCTGATGGAGACCGTCAAGGAGGGATGCCGAGACATCAAACGTTATCCCAAGAACCCGACCTATCAGGACCAACATCGTTGGCGAGTGGGTTATCATGGCGTCTACCGAGTGCTCAAGCAGGTCTACCCCTATTTAATTGTAAAAAAGGAAAAAGCAAAACTTGTAGTTGATCATTATGACAAAAAATTTAGTAAAAAAACTTTTGGAAAGGGGAAATTTGGCTAATGAACAAAGCAGATAAAGTCTACCAAGAACTCCTAGAACAGGTTCTTCAGATGCTCAGAAACAAACACTCTTTCGAAATGGTGGCAGCCGCCTTGATGGCGATTGCTCAACGATTGTATAAGACCCATTTAACTCAAGCCGAGTACGAACGCATCATGGAAGTGGCCTGTGAAAGTGACGTGAAACCCTATGATCTTAAAAACGGAACCCTACACTAATGTATAAACCTTTACCCGAATCACTCACCATTAAAACGAGTAAAGTCAATGGCTTAGGACTTTTTGCGAAAGAAGAAATTAAACAAGGCGCCAACCTAGGCACCTCGCATATTAAAATAGACAAAGATATTTTCCGGACGCCTCTTGGAGGATTCATTAATCATGCNAACGAAGCGAACTGCATTAAGATCGAATTACACGACGAACGCTTTACTAAAAAATGGAATTTAATTACTTTAAAAAATATTGAAGAAGGAGAAGAGTTAACGTTGCGTTATACCTTCTACGACGTATGAACCCAGAACCCAAACCCAGCGTCTTTATGGCGATGCCCTGTTATGACTCGGTCAAAGTCAACAGCATGCTGTCGGTCATCAAGCTAGTCCAGCAACTCGGGAAGAGTGGCATTGAATCTGGAATTAATACCTACAAATCTCCCTTGATTCATCAAGCCCGAAACTATTTAACCTCTGTCTTTTTAACGACGGAGTATACGCATCTCTTGTTCATCGATTCGGATGTGGAGTTTGAACCAGAAGCCGTCCTCAGAATGTTAGTGGCTAAGAAGGATATCATCTGCACCCCGTATCGGATTAAAGCCGAAGCTATTACGGAGCAGCTCTATACGGTTTCATTTAAAGATCCAAAAGGCATCCTGATTCTCCCGGGAGGACTGGTTGAAATTGAAGCCGGCCCCGCGGGCCTGATGTTGATCGATCGCAAGGTCTTCGAAAAAATTATAAAAAATCGTCCGGATTTAAAACTCAAGAACAAGGCAATCTATGCTCCAGGGAAAAGCCATGAGTTCTATTATAACTTCTTCAGCTTTGACTTTAAAGATGGGTACTCGGTCGGAGAGGATATTGCCTTCTGCCGACTGGCTGCCGCCAATGGCTTTAAGCTCTTCGCCAATATTCAATCCCCGACGGTGCACCATGGCTCCTATGCCTGGAAAGGCACGTTCGGAGAAAGTCTGAAGAGTATTAAATGATAAAAAGAATTCACGTTAACATGCACAAGATCCGCTTCAACAAGAAGCACGGAACCAATGATCCTGTCCTGACGGTAAAGACGGGCCGCTCGAACCGCTATGCTCACAACGTAGAGATACTAGGACCCAGCAAAGTGATCTACCGGCCAGAGAAACCTCTGTCCTGCGGAGCAAGAGTCTGGATTGAAACGGATAGCGCAGTTAAAATTTTATGAAATGGAATAAACGATTCATCTACCCGAAGTCCCAACGATCCCTGATTCAGGGCAAACGGCACTATGACATCTCAAGTACCCAGACTAAGCTACCGAGTGTGACGACTATTATTTCCGCAACTCAGTCGGACGAGAAGCGACAGAGTCTAGCGGCGTGGAGAGCACGACTCGGGGCTCAGGCTGCAGACCGGGTCCGAGACATTGCAGCGCTTCGAGGCACGGCGATGCACACGTTTCTGGAGGCGTATGTTCAGGGCACCGGGCACAAGGACCTGACGTCGGTCGGGAAAGAAGCGGAACCTATGGCGCAAAAGATTATCGAAGCGGGGCTCGGGGACCTGGAAGAAATATGGGGGAGTGAGGTCACGTTGTATTATCCGGACCTCTATGCAGGGGCCACGGATGTTGTAGGAATCTACAACGGGCGTGAAAGTATAATAGACTTCAAACAAACCAACAAGCCCAAAAGAAGGGAATGGATAGAAGACTATTTTATCCAATTAGGAGCCTACGCAATGGCCCATAACTACGTCTATAATACCAAGATTCAGTCTGGAATTATTCTAATGTGTTCTAAAGATAAATTTTTTCAGAAGTTTGAAGTATCGGACAAGGAATTTGTTGGTTATCAGCACGCATTCCTGAAGAAAGTAGAACAATATTATAGGAATTGTAACCAGAACAAAGAGGATACAAACTACAAAAATGAAGAGATAACCGAGGAAATTAGCCATTAATTTGACCTTACCCTCTGTATACCCTTTTTTCAATGAAATAAAAAAATTTTTTTTATTTTTTTTCAAAAGTGGTTACAATGGGTACAAAAGCTAGAAGTATTATATACCAACACTTATTCGCTCGTTTTTGTATCTTTTGGTTGGATACAATGGGATACAATTGGATACAATTTGAAAATAAGCATTGATTACCAAGGCTTATTTAAGCAAAAATACTATTATCGTTATGTACCAACACTTATTTCACTATACCTTTCAAAAAGCTAGCAATACCAACAACTTAAGGGACGCGCGCACATGATTCACTCTTTTTATTTTCCATTTTATAAGGGGGAGGGTATACACTAGTATGTTCCGGAAGAAATCTAAATACAAACATGTCTCCATCAACAAGAAGAAGTATTACTTCTATAAAATCTCATGGCTGGATATCACCGCAGATGGTGGGCACGCGACAGCGGAGGAGTTTGACAAGTTTGAATGTTCTAAGATGGTGACCTTTGCTTATGTGTATAAGAAAACTAAAAAGTTTTTATGGACGTTCGCTAGTTACGATCAAAAAGATGAAGCGTATTCTGATAGAAATATATTTCCAATTAAATGTATTACCAAGATGGAGAAGTTAGATGTTTGATGAAGCCGAGTTTCCGGTAGAACTTGACTGGTTAAGTGAAGAAAAGTATAACCTGATGAAGGAGAAACATAATAATATGGCAAAGAAAAAAAAGAAAAAAGCTAAAGCTAAAAAGAAGAAAATCAAATCTAAAAAGAAAAATAAAAGATAGTTAAGATGTGGAATCCGGATCGATTATTTGTGGCGATGATGGTAATTTTTTTACTATTGGCTCTTNATTGTCTGACTCTGATTCCTCATTAGAGCTTAAAAGCTTTTTAGCTTCTACTACTTTCTCGTTCTTCTCTTTGATTGTTCGCATCCTTTCATAGAGTTGATCGAGATTGAGGTCGTCAATCTTCCCGTGTCTCACAATCTTTTGATCAATATAATATCCAGCTACTTTGCCTCGAGCTATTTCAGTTGTAGCGGCAGCCGCTAGATTCCTGTTGTCTTTTTTACCTCGGTCCCTAATCTTTCCGAGCTCTTCTAGATGGCCTTCAAAGCTGATGCCGTATTTCTCTCTTACTTCCTCTCTGAGATTACTGATGTAGGCACAGACTAGTGGAAATCTATTTGGATTAGTCAGTCGTGACCCTTCCTTTGTCCAGTCGCTGTAGCCTGCTATTTTGGCTGCCTCACCTTTAGAGATAGGGCTTCCTTCGACTCCGTAGACGATGAGTTGGGCAAATTTCATTTGCCTCGGGGTTAGTTCTTTTTGTGGTCCTGGCATATTGCCATTCTATACAAAATCCTTTATAAGTGCAATACGATGATTAACGGAAAGGATTTTAGACAGATCATAGATAAGTTTTTAGTTTCTCCCTCTGTGCAGTACGCTAGAGTTCAGGTTGAGCTACCGAAGGGGTATCCACAAAAATTTTTGGATATTACAGAAATTAGCTTGCTTGAAAACAGAATTTTAGGTAGTAACGAGACACATCGATTGGTTTTTAAATGTACTGAGCCAAGACATGTAATGGGTAAAATAGTTAAGAAATTATAAAGTCCTCTCGGCATGGTTAAACCCGTCATTACTGAACGACAACTTTGGAAGAAATTAAAAAATGAAACTACCTCAATATCATGGACCAGACTGGAAAACTGGGCTTTATTTGGCACTCCTGATTTATTGGGCTACGCTTCTAGCGGGACCTTTTTTACTTTAGAATTAAAATCGACTGGCAAGAAAAATGCCTATTTTGTGAGGTTCTCTCCTCACCAAATATCCTTTCACATTAAGCACAAAAAAAATACTTATGTGCTTGTAGCCTGTACCCAGGAGCTTGGGCTCTTCAGACTCTATCCGGGTTCCCGGATCCTGGAGCTTGTTGACTTGGGGATGAAACGGGCGGGCCCACCCTTAGCTTGTGGCCTGGCGCCCTGCGCCCGGGTGCTTGAGAGCTTGTAAGCTTGTCGCCTTCCCCCCACCCATCCGGCGGGGCATTTTCTTTGTTTATTTTTTTGATTAGCTTTTTTAGAATCATTCTAGTGGATAGGATATTGAACCTCTTTAACATCTTTTGACCAGCATGCGCGGCAGCTGCCGCACTTATTGCCTTGAAAAGACGCCGGGCACATGTGCCCGGGCCTGGCTCCATGAGTTACCACGGTGGACCAGTGCGTCCAGGCGTTGCCGGGCTTCGTATCATTTTTCGCGTTGCTTAATCTTATTATTAAATTTTTTGGAATGCTTGAACCCTGAAGTGGTAAGTATTGTCTCTCTTGTGTTGGCAGCCAGTGCATGGTCCCTGGTGTGAGCTTGCACACTTCCATGATGTTCTTAAGGTGCCAGGCGCCCTGAAGGTCGCCGCTGTCGTGCCATCTAAAAAAATTTTTTCCTTTAATTAATACAGCCATGGCCGGGATCCATTGCGGATGTGTTAACGATTCCAGGCGCCGGGTCAAGGCGTCCTTCACATTGGGGAAATTGTATCGACCTTTAAAAGCATAGCAGCCATAGCACGGGGTGCCCGGGATCTCGCGCAGCTTCGCGCCCGTCTGGCATGCGCTGGCCGGCAGGTTATAAGAGCCCTCAGGCATTTTGCCTGGCGCGCTCAGTCCTCCAGTGATCTCTATGGCTTCCTTCTTAAGCATCCCAATCGACCTCATCTTTGGTGCCTGGTTTAATAGGCCAGATCCCCCAACTAGTCATTGAGTCCATTTCGATTTTAAAATCTTTATGCAACTTGAGCAGCGCTTCGTGCTCGTCTTCTGCTTCAACAGAGCGCCCGTCCAGATATTCACCATCTTCACGGAGGCCGTCGAAGTCTACTACTATTCTATATTTTGGCATTTTTATTCCTTTCTGTTTTTATTTTATACTATCGATTTGTGTCAAGATTGTGTCCCGGGGTATAAAGCTTGCAGCTTGGGCCCTTGGCCCGTTCCGGGGTCCACGCTTGCGCGTTGCCGGAATTCTCAAGCTTGGGGGCTGGAGCTTTTGCCCATTGATCCTGATCCGGGGGCCAAACTTGGTCCAGGCGTTGCTCATAATCTTGAGCTCTGCCGCAATGGTCAACAGCTGGGCGCTTGAAGCGCCTTTAATCTCTATTGTAAATTTTTTCATTATGGGAGGGCCCACCCGCTTGAGGGCTTGAAGCCTTATTCTTTTGTTTTATTTCTTTGAAAAATTT